GTTATGCACACATTCGTGTTTCTCACCGCTTGATTGGTGAGAATCGTATTTACGGGGAACAAGCATACAACTATCTTCTAGAAAGACCATATCGACAGTTTGTAATTGATGTGGTTCAAGAGGGTGAAGAGTATCGTCTTAAGAACTACGAACTTGCAAATGCTCTCCATTTTGCACAGTGTAGACGACTTGACGAAATCACAGACGATATGTTGACTTATCGCGAAGGTTGTGATATTATTATGAGAGAGACAGGACCTGATTCATACTTTGGTGGAACATCAACCTGTAACTGCACAGTCAACTGGAATGGAACTGAGACATATGTTCAGAACGAGGTAACACTCACTAAGGACGAGTATCATGTAGTTGACAAAGGATTACACATAGAGACACATCAGAAGATCTGGGGATCTGATTGGGGTGCTTTTAAATTCGTAAGGCAGTAATGCCTTCACCGCCCTTATAGCTCAGTGGTAGAGCAACGCTTTTGTAAAGCGTAGGTCGTCAGTTCAAATCTGACATTAGGCTTTGGTGACTGATCATCACCATCGGGAGTGACTGAATAACCCTGTTGGAATTAGGCGGGGTAATGTAAATGGTTAGAGGTGGTACTCGCCTTCCCTAAAGGAAGTGAACCCGCACCAAGGGAACCATTGTTGTTATGTACTAATTTTCGCTTTAGCGATTCCCATAACATGAGGGTATGAAGTATTCCCTCCTCCCACACGGGGAATTAGCTCAGTTGGTAGAGCGCCTGCTTTGCAAGCAGGATGTCATCGGTTCGAGTCCGTTATTCTCCACTCAATCCTCTTTAGCTCAGCGGTAGAGCGGTTGACTGTTAATCAATTGGTCCCTGGTTCGATCCCAGGAAGGGGAGTTATGCAAATTATTGACAATTTTTTAGAACCATATTATTTTGATTATCTCCATGATTGTGTGACCAATCAAGGATTTACTTGGAAATATCAAAGTAATGTCTCTGTGTACAGAGAAGGTGATAGTGAATGGCTGCATGGATTTACTCATGGATTATATGATCCTGCATGTGGATTAAATTTTAATAATACAGAGTCTAGTATATGGATTCCTTTTATTCTAAAGATCGAACAAGATTTTGTGAAGAAAAAAGGATCGCTAATACGATCGAGATTGGATATGACGGTAAAATCTCCTCCTAATACATTACATACACCACATCAAGATCTAAAAGATCCTCATTGGACCACAATTTTTTATCTTACTGATAGTGATGGCGAAACCGTAATATATAATGAAACTGAACGATCAGATTCCTATACTATTATGGAAAAGATCACACCAAAGAAAAATCGTATCGTATTTTTTGATGGTGCTCATTTTCACACGGGGCATTCTCCGTGTAAAACTAGTAGAAGGATACTGATGAATTCCAATTTCATCAAATGAAAAAAGACTATGATGGTCCCTTATATGCACCCTGGTATAAAGTTGTTCAAGGTAAAAAACACAACAAAGAATGGTTAGAAAGACATGGCATTTCTAGTACATCCACTCCCACCGAATCCAGTATGGGTGAAGAAGGAGTATCTATACGACCACCAGAAGGGACACGGTGAACTCACACCTGGTATCTGGATCTCTGTAAAGAGTGTTCAGACCAAGGCACTATACTTTGAGACACTTCTTACCGATTATGGTGCTTTATTTGATAAGTTGCCATTGAGCGCATTCGTATGGAAAAAGGATTTTGATCCCGAAGACCAATTACCATTAGACGTACTTGAACTTTGGGACTCTTTCGACTATAATATCACTGTGATTCGGAAACCTATTCTGGGACGTTGCGAGTTCTTTGGTAAGGACAAAAAAATGCACGCAGGAGAGTATGAATTTACGATTGACTCTGCTCATCCAGATCAGTCTATTATTGACACTAATTTTTCTGAGTTGGATCCCGAACACAAATCGTTCAACGTCATCGCCCTCGATAATGGACAGTTCGCTGCCCAACCAAACAATCGAGTAATCTGGCGAGATAATTCTCTAATCCCAGGGAAACTTGAACAACCCGATTTCAAAGTTTGCACACAAAACTATGCCGTTGAAACAGAACCAAAGTGGTGGACAGTTGGACACACAGACGAGTGGCAGTACAAAACCGAAGACGGTGCTTGAAACTTCCTTCGGTGGAACTGTAGAAAAAACTATTCCTGAGAATGCTGAGTGGATCGATGATGCCTTTTATATCAAAAAGACTCGGTTTGGTCTCTTTACATCTATCTTGAAAGAACCTCTTGGTCAGCATTTTATTACTGGTGCAACATACGAAGGAGTTCTAACTATGTCTCGCTGGCACCTCAAGTGCTTGCAAGAAGGCACTCTCGATGATTACACTCGCACTGTTAATAGTGGTGTAGTTGGAGGTAAACTGTGATGGAAACTTATGCACAACAAAGGAAATGTCGTTTAGCAGATGTCATTTTAGATTATCTTGACGATGAAGAAGTTTCTGCACGTCGTTTATATGAAGAACTGCTTGCTGAAACTTCCGAAATGATTGATTATCATCAACGCCATGCAAAAAAGTATGAAGAATTCAGAGAACTCATCCAAGGACACAGACTTATCGATTCCTTTGAATCTGATTGATGAATGGCAATCGTATCTCGATGCGTGTGAATCTTTGGACGTGACACCTAACAAGCGTCGCTTCCTCCGATACAATGAATTGTATCCGTATAAATAGACCTGTAGCAAATAGTGTGATTATTCGTGGGAACCCGTAAAATTTCTCAGTTAGATACAATCTCGGATGCTAACCTATCTGGAGAAGCAATTCTTCCAGTCGTTGTTTCCGACCCATTGATTCCTAACCGAAAGGCAAAAATCAATCAACTCTTTCGTGGAGTAACTCAGGGCACAAAAGCTGCTCCTGGACTTTGTTTTGACCTGGACCGAGATACGGGATTATACCAAGCAGCATACGATCAGATCGGTATTGCTTTTGGTGATGGTGGATTCTATATGACTAGAATCGACAATGGAAATGACAGTGCTTCACTGTATATGACCGCTGTTGATGACACTGCTGCAAACGTAGACGTTGTTCTTGCTCCTAAAGGAACGGGTGCTGTTAAGGTTACTGGTAACTTTGTTATCTCTGACCAAGCATTTATTCTGGAAGATGCACAGGGACCTAAAGCACGTTTTGAAGTTAGTAACGTTGGTACTGGCACAAACACTCGTATCTTTACATTCCCTGCTATTACATCTGGTAACGGCACCACTGTTGTTGGTGACGATACTACTCAGACTCTTAGGAACAAAACACTTCTTATTGATGAAGACAACTTAGTCATCACTGATGGTGATGAAGAAGCAATCTTCCAAATTAACTGGGCTACCACACAAGATGCACGTCGTTCTTACTTCTTGCCTGATGCAGGAACTGTAACTACAACTGCCGAACCTACTGCTACTGCTTCTACTTTACTTGATACTAAGGCAGAACAAACTGTTCTTAGTAAGACATTTGTTAATGTAAGATTGACCTCTAACGCAGAAAGTGATACAAACTACGCACAGTTTAACACTGATGCACTGGATGCGAATAGAACACTTACTGTTCCTAACCAGAGTTTGACCCTTGTAGGTACTGATGCAACACAGATTCTCTCTAACAAAAGTGTAGAGGGTTTGATCCTTCAGGATTCTGTCGATAATACGAAGAAGATCAACTTCACTGTTGCTAACCAGAATACTCTATCTAATGAAAGTTTTCAATTCCCAGAAACAAATACCCTAAATAACTCAGGTGCAACAAATACACTTGTAACCGCACTTGCGACGCAGACTCTTACCTCTAAGACTCTCAGTAATCCTATTATTACTTCTCCGACTAATGCAGATGGTTCTGTCATCTTCTCTACGGAAGGTCTTACTGGTCCGAGAACCATCAGATTCCCTGATGCTAATGCGACCCTTCTCTCTACCGAGAACGTAACTCTAGATGACGTTACATTTGGTGCTGGTATCGGCGCTAACAACCTCACTGGTTTGACCAGACAACAACAATTCTTCTTTGCAGGACAATAATTAACAATGGCTAGGCAAGGTATTTTAGCAAAAGCAAAACCAAGCGCAGGAACTAATACGTTGCTGTATTCAGCACCTATTGATTCTTCTGCAAGCACGGTGCTTAATGTTACTGCTCAGGGCGGTAGTAACACAACTTTCGATGTTGCCCTAAAAAATTACGATCAAAAATTAGTGGTCGGTGCAAGCAATCACTTACTGCATACAGGTGATGTAATCACAGGTTATCGCTTTGCATTGAGCACTGCTATTCCTGCAACAGCGGGTTTAGCAGCAGGATCACTATTAACATCGTCTGACGCTGAATCTACTGCTAGATTTGAATCATTCTATCTTCCAGCATTTACTGAGATTGATGTTCGTGTTAGATCGATTCGTGCAATTACTCTAGAATCTGTAACTGGAGACTTTGCAGTTGGCGAGACTATTGTAAAAGGTAGTGGTGGTAATACGGCAACCGCTACTATCTACGCAGTTGCTCTAGGATCTGGTAGTACTCTCGTTTATGTTGGTCCTTCTACCCTTGCAGGGAGTGGATCAGAGTTTGCTGATGGTGATGCACTGACTGCATCTGGTGGTGGAACAGGAACAATTTCTAGTGGTGGTATTGCAACTGCTGCTAATGAGTTTACATTCCAAACATCTGGTGGCACAGAAAATCTTTATCTTGGCACCGATCTTACACTCTTTACAGACAGAGCATATCGTTTTGATGTTTCTGACTCTACTATGAGTGGTAGAGATTTCAAACTTTCAACAACAGTTAACGGTGAATATGGTCCTGATGGTGATTTCACTGACAGTACTGACAATGGAGTAGAATATACAACTGGTAAAACAACCAACGGAACTGCTGGTTCTTCTGGTGCATACGTTCAATTTGATTTTAGTCAAGATACCAGTCTGAACACTAACTTGTATTACTATGATGGTGGAACAGGCACTGCTTCAAACTCTGCATATGGTGGATCTGATCGTTATTTTGCAACATCAAACAACTACGAGTATGATGAAATCTATGTGTATGATGTTGATGGCACATGGACAGATAACACCGATGGTTTTGAATTCAACGGAACTACTTACACTGTAAGTTCTCAGACTTCTGGTCCATATGGTTATGTTCGTTCATATAGTGGCACCGATCTTTATGTTATTAAAGGTGTAGGTTCTGCTGATTTTGCAGGATCTGATACCTTCCAAGATAACCCCAAAGAAGGTGGTGGAACTCGTGGCACAGTAACTGTCAGCAGTGTTGCTGTTGCTGTTACAGCGTTTGAAACACAGGAAGTAATTCGCAAAGATAATGCAATTACTGCTAATACTACAGAGGAAATCAAATCTTTAGTTATTGGTCCTGGTGAAAGACTTATTGTTGAAAACGCAGCAGCGGATTGTTCATTCGTATTGATTGGATTTGAAGATGCATCTACAGGATTCACTACTAGAACTTACTCTGCTACGGTTGTTGCTGGCGCAGCGTCTGGTGGTGGTTGATCTCCCTCATAAATAACTAAAAAAGCAGCGTAAGAAATGTCCCTTACTAGACTTAAGAATATTATTACGTCCAGAACTGGACGTATCATCTATGTCAACCCTGACGACTTCGATGCCTCTGATGCTATTGACAACAGAGGTAACTCTGCACTGAGACCGTTTAAGTCTATCCAGAGAGCATTTCTTGAAGTTGCAAGATTCTCCTATCGAGTGGGTCTGTCGAACGACGAATTCGACGCCTTCTCGATTATGCTGTACCCAGCAGAATATATTGTAGATAATCGTCCTGGTGAGGTTCTGTATACTAATACAGCACCTATTGATGCAAACTCAAACCTTGACTTAACTTCTCCTAATAATGTTCTTCATAAGTTCAATTCTGTAGAAGGAGGAATCATTGTTCCCAGAGGTTGTTCGCTGGTTGGCACCGATCTTCGTCGTACCAAAGTTATTCCTAAGTACGTTCCTTATCCTACGATCTATGCTGCTAAGGGTATCAATACAGAAGATCAAGTACCTCCCCGCACCTCGATCTTCAGGGTTACTGGTGGAACATACTTCTGGCAGTTCTCCTTCTTCGATGGTGCTGAGGAAGGTGTATACTTCAAACCTGATAGCACAGAAACATTAGCACCTAAGTTTTCACATCACAGACTCACTTGCTTTGAGTTTGCTGATGGTCTTAATCCTCTTTCTAAGTTAATTTCTGACGGCAGTGTTCCTAACGCAGATTATTCTGCTGTGCCTAACATCTTAGAAAGAACTGACCTGGAGATTTATTATCAAAAGGTATCTAAAGCATTTGCTGCAATTCCTGACACATCTGGTGATCCTGATACTGACCAGATTCAGGCAAGGGTTGAAGAAAACCGTATTGTTGGTCCTATTTCCGATGAGTACAGAGTCCTTCAGATCACAAGAAATGGTCAGACAGCAACGGCGGTCACTGTTGACGAGTTTGATAACCCCAGGGACCATGGATTTTCCGTTGGTGTTAACATTAACGTTAGTGGAGTTACTGGATCTACTGGACCGCAATCCGAACTTGATGCATCAGTTTACAACGGATCTTTCACAGTCACATCCGCATCTGGTAACGTCTTTACTTACCAAATGCAATCTGAACCGACAGGTAACGCAGTCGGATCAAACATCACTGTAAAGACTGAGATTGATACTGTTGACTCTGCATCTCCTTATGCGTTCAACCTGTCACTCCGCTCGGTGTGGGGTATGAATGGTATGAACGCTAATGGCAGCAAAGCAACTGGTTTCAAATCAATGGTTGTGGCGCAGTTCACTGGTCTATCATTGCAAAAAGATGATAGAGCGTTCGTAAGATATAATGCCTCTACTGGTAACTATGATGTAGCAACATCTGGTGACGGTGCTCACTTGGATGGTTTTGCTGAGTACCGTAAAGGTTGGGGACATAGACACATTGTCTGCTCCAATGACTCATTCATTCAGGCAGTTTCGGTGTTCGCTGTTGGATATGACACACACTTCACTGCTGAAAGTGGTGGTGACATGTCAATTACGAACTCTAACAGTAACTTTGGTAATACTGCTCTTAGATCTGCTGGATTCAAAGCAAAATCATTCTCGAAAGATAAGGCAGGCGCAGTCACTCACATCATTCCGCCCAAAGCATTGTCGGTTATTTCTACAACAGCAACGGGTATTTCTGGTGCATCATCGATTACTCTCGCTAATGATGGTTCGATCAATGGTGTCATTCAAGGTATGAATGTTACAGGATCTGGCATTGGCGTTGGTGCCACTGTTGGTTCTGTAAATACAAACACTAGAGTCGTCACATTAACTACTACAAATACTGCTGCGGTTAATGGCAACGTTATTTTCGGTGAAGAAACATCAGTTAACTGGGTAAACATTGACATACAAAGAACAAAAGTCATCAACCAATCCCTTGCAGGATCTGGAGGATCCCCTGGATCTAGACTCTATCTCTACGGATATACTGTTGAGGCATCACCTCCAACAAATAAAGTCCAAGGTTTCACCGTTGGTGCTCGTCAGGACGGCACGGGCGCTAGTGCTGTCGCGGACAAGATTAATTGCTTGCTTGTAGCAAATGGAGCAGCGACTGCTACAACACAATCTGCAACTATCTCTCCATATGGACCTAGTGTTTCTGGTCTAAAAGCGGGTGTCGATGGTTCACCTCTTCAATTTGATAGTGCTACTTATACTATTAATGGTCAGGCAGGTAGTGTTGGTGGTTGGTATTTGTCTGTAACAGCAGATGCTGATCCTAATAGTGCTACTTACAATAGAATTTACAATACACTTACTACAAACAACGATTATAATAACGTAAACTTCACTCCTACTACATTCCTGAAGCGTATTGCTGACGGTAGAAACCTTCAGGATAGAACGTATCGTATTCGTCTGGTTATTGATAAGGATAAGACTAATCCTCTGCCTCGTGATCCCCTCTCTGGTTATGTAATGCAACCATTGAATAGTGATACGACATCATACAATCTGCAAAATACTTTCTACATCTACGATATTGAAGTTGTACAAGAGTTCGAGCGAGGTATTGCCGATGGAATCTACTACATTACCCTCCTTTATGCATCTGTTGCTCCTAGCACAAGTAACTTCAACAACAGGAAGTTCTCTCAAAACGTCAACGAAGTCTATCCTACGTTTGACAGAGACAACCCTGTTGCTGACCCTCTTGCTGCTGTATCCGTCGCTGACAACCAAACTATCGGTCTAGTAAATGCTACCGATGGTGCTACACCACCTGCAAAAGATCCTAAGTTGTCTATCACTAAGGAAGCAATCGTTAAGATGCTGACTGATACTGGATGGACACAACCAGGTACAACTCCTGGATATGAATCTGCAACCGCGAGACTATCTAATGTTGAATTGACTGCTCGTGCAGGTGATGAAGAAGAGAGAAAGATTAACATCCGTAATAACAACGATGGAACTGTTTCTCCTATCCCCGTTGAGTTTAGACGCCACTCGATTCTGAGATCTGGTAACCATACATTTGAATATCTTGGTTTCGGTCCTGGTAACTACTCGACTGCATTCCCGCAGACTCAGGTAGAAACTCTGAGTGCTGATCAGATTAAGTTCTCTCAGTCAATTAAAGAAGAAGCAGGTGTTGCTTTCTACTCTGGTCTTAACTCTAACG